AAAAAAACTAGAACACAAATTACATGGCCTCAATGCTAATAACTATTTTGGTTATCAAGTTAAGCAACATCTAGAAGAATTCAAACGCACAGGCAAACATGCTAATGTACTAAAACATTACATAAACCACAAACCACTATATCTACAACACAAAGTATTTTACTTTAGTGGTATCATAGTAGATAGAAACAAAATAGAATATAAACTGTACACAAAAACATCCAGACATAAAATATGGAAAGCAGTTCAACGCATTGCCAAAAAATCAGTGTTATAAGTTATTTTTCTATAAGTATTAATGGCTTGTCCTAACAAACCTACTCTAGATGTAAAACTAGAATGAATGAACCTTAACATTTTGGACTAACATGTTAGGGTTTTTTTATGACTAAAACTGAGGTGTGTGAAACATGCAGTGAGGTTTGTGAAGCATATTGCAGTATATAGATACATGATACCAATATCCTATCCCAATCAATAGAAATAGAACAAGATATTAATGAAGTGCAACCTTGGTTCAAGAAAAGGTATTTCTCTACCAAATTAATAGGAAACCTCGTAAACAGATGATAAATATATATGTAACAACAAATAATTAGGAGATTACAAAATGTTAGAACAATTAAGAAATATAGAAACAGCAATACAACAAATAGATACAACTTCAGAAGTACAGATTACATTTAATCAAGATGATTACTATCTGTTTCATATGATATTAAAGCAAATAGAAAGAATAGCAGATGCTTTAGAAAAAACAAAGGAGGAGGCGTAAGCCTTCTCTGTTGGAGTATAATATGAAAGCAAAATACATCAAACTAAGACCCGCACAACAATCACTTATCAAAGAAACATTAAACGACAGTCTACTAGAAGTCTTAAAAATAACACAAAACAGTGGTATTATGAGCAATGAAGTAGACAACATGTTTCGCTGTAAGAAAGTATACAAGTTCAATAACGGTGAAAAGGTATACATACCCAAAATAGTACCTGAAGGACACAACTTGTACAGTTTCTTAGCACACTTACTCACAGATATAGATCTCAATGAACCAGTACAACGTAAAAGCATAGAATGTATATTCACTAGTGTAGAACTAATCAAGAAAGCATTGCTGGCAGACTGGAAAGAAAGTAACTTGGCATTGCTACATCGTTTACTTGAAGTAAACTCTCTAGAGAACATACTGTTACGCAAGGAGATTGCTAGTGTATAACATAGAACAAATAGTAGAACACATGAACTCTGTGAAACCAGAAAGCAAATACAGTCCTGGCAGTAGTTACACACAAATAGCAACTGAATGGTTAGATTTCAATGTGTTAGAGTGTTTGCGTGGCTTAAACAATCAAATAACAGGTGTAGACTTCATAAGTTTTCGTGTAATGAACATAAGAGATCATTTCACTTACAGATACAATGGCAATAGATATTGGTTTGATGAACTCAGTGAAGTATTTCCATTTTATGCCATGATGATACCAGGACGTAGTATCAGTGGCCACAGTGAACTCAGCAAAGTAAAACTTATTCACAACAGACTAGAACTGTTCGCATACTTTTACAACAAAGACTTCGCACAAACTCTGCTAAAAGTAAACCCTGTTAGTGATGATAACATAGAATACACGCCTATAGACAAACCAAACTTACAACGTTACATAGACAATACTGTACACACCATAGACAACAACACCAAATACGATGTTAACAAACTGTTAAACTATGTGTATCAAGCAAAGAGCATACTAGATATAAGTAGTGCTTATAATGGGGTATTACCACAGAACTACAGTATCAAAGACACAGGCAGAAAGTACATGAGTGGTGTAAACTTACAGAACATCAAGACCACAGTGAGAAATGCGGCACTAGGCAAGTGTTACAAGTATGATTTGCGTACAAGTGTGTTTGCTCACATGCTAGAAGTTATTACTACCAGTAACGTAGGCAAACAGTTTAACGTAGAAGCCAGTTATATAAATGAACTGGTAAAGCACAAGAACCGTGTGCGTAAAACCATAGCACGTGACAGCATAACAAACACTAACACAGACTTGACTGTGAAGATAAGTTTAGTCAAGCAGGCTCTCACAGCATTGAGTTTTGGTGCTACTGAAAATGCCATAAAAGATGTTATATACTCAGAAAGTGACAGAGAAGCATTCTTTAAACATGAACTGGTAGTAGGCATACAAGACGAAATACAGTTGTACAGAGAGATAATGAAACAGAGTTATCCACAAGCAAAGAAACAGTATGGCGACTACTTGCGTAAGAACGGTAGAAGCAGTTTGAACAAATGGTGTAGTTTTGCTTACCAAAAGGTAGAAAGCCAGATTATCAATCACATAAAAGCCACTGCTGTACGTGGCGACATACTGTTACAAGTACATGACGCACTATACACACGCAACCGTCAAGACTTACACTTGCTGAACTATACAGCATCACAGTTATCACCTACCACTAACTTTGAAGAAGAACTGGTTGACAAAGTATACGGAATCAGTTATAATATAAGTCAAGTAACAGAACACAAACAGCACATAGCACGTGAAGAAAGAGTTGCTGAATTAGGAGAGAATCGTTATGTTTAAAGAATATATCACTGTAGCAGAATGGCGTAGTCACAACGAAATAGACTTTGCTATTGCTGGCAAACACTTATGCGGTAAAACTCCAGGATACTGTGAAAGCAGAGTAAAACAGTTGTTTGAAGTAAAACAAATAGCAGAACTACATTTGAGAGGTTGGCACACACAAATAAAAACTGTCTATGCTGACAATGACCCTATGTGTGATTGGGTTGATGTACAAATAACATTCTTACACACAGACACGGACACAACAGCACTAGAAAGCAAATACATACACAAAATGCTGAACAACACACCTATAAAGTTTAGAGAAGCAACAGATATGCGTTCACCTAGACAGAGTTTAGTGGAGATAACATGAACAACAAAGGATATAACAACGGACAGAATAGATACATAGAAGGCGGCCACTTTAAAAGTGTTTTACAAGTAGTAGATGTACAAGCACCTAGACTAAGTGTCACAGGAGGTTGGACTTACAGTACAGCACACTTTCACAAGATAACACTCAGTGAATGTTTACCAGATGGTGAGTTTAAACTGTATACTGTAGAGCCTTCAAAAGGCATAACCACATGGAACAAATGGAAAAACGTTATACAACAGTTCAATAAAGGCTTAGTTGTAGAACTAACTGGCAAATGGAAGATAGCCAGTAACAATCACAAACACACACTATTAAGTACAAAGAGCAATTTTTCAATAACTGACAGTTACACTGAAGAACATTATGCCAAATGTCTAGAAGCATTAACAGGCAAAGAAATACCAGTAGAACCTGACATATTTGATAAATAATACTGTTGGACATATTAATGTTATAACACGTGGATCATTCGAGACACGTTCTAAACTAATTATAAGTTGATTCTTATAGTAAGTCCTTTCAATCTAATAAATGTAGCCATTTATAGATACTAATAACATGACATAGATAATGCTAAGAGCATATCTCCTAATTAAACCAAAAATATGGACAACTTAAATTAAAGAGAGGACAGCATATCACATGCGTCTGACATTTTAATTCCCTAAAAAAGAGTATATAATTTTAACGATTATATTGAATAACCCCTTATTTGGTCTCCACTTTATAAGGGGTTTTTCTTTGATATGATAAATACTTGCTACGTCACAGTACGATTAACACTGAGGTAAACAACATGTCAACAGAAGACAACAATCCACAATCCGTGGAAAACGAACAAAAAGAACATTACATAGAGATACCAGATGGCGCATCACCTGAGTATGGTGTTACCCCACGCAGAAGATATGGCGAAAAAACAGTCAAAGGTATCATTATAGGACAAGGCGAAAGTCGTGCTATAATCACAATAGAAGAAGTTAAGAAGTTAGCCAGTCTACATTTAACATACAAAGACATGGCACAGTTCTTTGGCTGTAAAGAAACCACCTTCAGAGACAACTTTAGAAGTGTGGTAGAGAAGAGTCGCCAGAACACCAAACAGCGGTTAATGGAAGCCATGCTAGAAAGTGCTATAGTCAAGCAGAATCCAACAATATTAGTGTGGACATCAAAGAACCTACTCAATTGGACAGATAATCCAATAAGCACAGAAAACAATCAAGTGTTGCCATGGAATGACGACCCTAAAGACGAAGACTGATAAATAACTATGTTGAACGATACAATCAATTAACTTTTACCTTAAAAGGAGGAAACTGTTAGTAGTGTGTTCAAATATACAGGTGTATATATGTATCGTTCAACAATTTAAAGGTATATAGGTGAAACTAAGCAAAGTCCAAAAAACAGTATCCCAAGATCAAAATCGCTTTCGTACTCTAGCAATGGGTAGACGTGGCGGTAAGAGTTTTCTTGCTATGAATGAAATGGCCAAGTTTGCCAGATATCCAGATCAACGCATATTAGCCGTTGCCCCAACATACAAACAATGTAAGAACATTTGGTGGAATGATCTCAAAGCCATGATGATTGAAAAGAACTGGGCAAAGAAGATCAATGAATCAGAACTACAAATAACTTTGGTAAACGGCAGTACCATTACACTTCGTAGCAGTGAGAACTACGACGCACTACGTGGTGCCAAGTATAACTTTATAGTGTTAGATGAGTGTGCTGATATGAAGCCTGAAGTATGGTTTCAAGTGTTAAGACCCACCTTATCAGATACTGGCGGACACGCACTATTCATTAGTTCACCCAAAGGTAGAAACTGGTTTTATGAATTATGGTGTGAAGGTGAAAAAGAAAACTACAGCAGTTATCAGTTCACCACACTACAAGGCGGTTGGGTACCAGAAGCAGAAGTAGAACAAGCCAGAAACGATCTAGACAGTAGAACATTTGAACAAGAGTATGAAGCACAATTTGTGAGTTATTCAGGTGTTATTTACTATGCTTTCAAAGAACAACACATACAAGCATACCCAGGTGTAGTAAGCAGGGACGATGTTTTACATATAGGATGTGATTTCAATATATCGCCTATGAGTGCCACAGTAGCAATTATAAAGAATGATGTTGCTTGGGTAATAGATGAAATAGAAATATATGGTTCAAACACCAATGAACTGGTACAAGAGATAAAAAATAGATATCCACATAATCGTGTTATAGCATATCCAGACAGCAGTGGCATAAAGCGAACTACTAACTCAGGCATAAGTGATCACCAGATACTACAAAACGCAGGCTTCAAACTAATGGTACAACCAGGCAATCCACCTGTTATAGACCGTATAGCAAGTGTTAACAAAGCATTTGAACAAAAGCAACTGTATATTGATCCAAAGTGTAGAAGTGTTAAGAACAATTTAATCAAACACACATACAAAGAAGGCACTCGTATCCCCACCAAAGACCAAGGACATGATCATATGAATGATGCCTTAGGATACTTTGTGTATCAACACTACGCAATAAGAACAAACAAGACAAAAGGCCATAAGCCAATGACTAGGAGACTATAATGAAACCAAACGTAATGATTATTGGAGGAGCAGGCTACACAGGCTGTGCCGTCTATCAATACCTAGAACAACGTGATTACCCATTAGTCAGCATAGACCTAGAATGGTTTGGCAATCCAGCAAACATACCAAACAAGATCATAGACCTTAGAGAATTGGGTCACACCAAACTGTTAGAATGGCCAGATCACATTGTGTTACTAGCAGGCCACAGTAGTGTTCAAATGTGTACTGACAATTACCTAAGTGCGTTTAACAATAATGTTTACAACTTCTTAAAACTGTTACATTATCTCAAGCCTGGACAAAACATAACATACGCAAGTAGTTCAAGTGTATACGGTAGATATCCACACCCATTTGCCACAGAAGGCTCACCACTTAGTACGCCTATCAATCCCTATGATGATACCAAACAAACACTAGACAAAGTGGCAATGACGTTTGCCAACGACAAACCGCATAATATCATAACAGGACTACGTTTTGGCACAGTTAATGGCTATAGCCAGAACTTGCGTAATGACGTAATGATTAACGCAATGACGCATAGTGCCCTCACTACAGGTGCTGTGAATGTGTTCAATGGCGACACCAAAAGAAGTATACTGGGCATAAGAGACTTATGTAGAAGTATACATGCCATTATTGATTGTGCCACTACCAGCAACATATACAATTTAAGCAGTCTTCACAGTACAGCAGAAGATATAGGCAGTACAGTAGCAAGTGTTACAGGTGCTGAATTGTGTGTTAATGCTGTTCCTCCAAGTAGTGGCAATGAGAAACTTATAACAAAGAATTATGACTTTTGGGCAGACAGCACAAAGTTCCAACAGGAATACAACTTCACCTTTGAAGACACAGTGAAAAGCATAACCAATGATATACTAGAACGTTATTCACAATGTGTGCCATCACCTAGAAGCAGAGAAATTATATATGGAATATAAACTATTAACCAAATGTGTAGCATGTGGTAGTGAGACCTTAGAGCCTGTATTGGACCTAGGCCAACAACCATTAGCAAACAATTATGAAAAAGAACCAATACCTGTACAGGAATATCCATTAGCACTTAATCATTGTGTCACATGTGATCATGCTCAACTCAGTGTAGGCGTAAAGCCAGAACTCATGTTCAAGCATTACTTGTATGTAACAGGTACCAGCAAAACGCTGAGAGACTATTGCGATTGGTTTGCTGATTACACAACACAGAACCTTGATCCTGGCAAAGTATTAGACATTGCCAGTAATGACGGAACACAACTAGACAGTTATGCCAAGTTAGGTTGGGATACCACTGGTATTGAACCTGCGGATAACCTAGTTGTTGATTATAAGCACAAGTTATATCATGACTTTTGCGAAAACTTAGACATAGACGAAAAGTATGATCTTATCACAGCACAGAATGTGATGGCTCATACTGCTCATCCTATAGAACTAATGCGTAAGATCAAGCAATGGTTAAATCCAAATGGCTCAGCCTACATACAGACCAGTCAAGCCAACATGTTTAAGAATGGTGAATTTGATACTATGTATCATGAACATGTTAGTTTCTTTTGTGTAAAAAGTATGACTGCCTTGGCAAATAGTGTGGGACTGGATTTGGTAAATGTAGAAATAACACCAATACATGGAGACAGTTATGTGTTTCACCTGAAGCATAAGCCACAATTGGTAGATCCAGAACGATATTTGCCAGTCACATACAAACAGTTTAGTGAAAAGGCTAGAAATGTACTTGCTGAGTTTTCTTATCAAGTAGATATGTATAGAAATGAAGGATACACTATTTGTGGCTATGGAGCCGCCGCTAAGGGCATGACTGTTCTTAACGCAGGTAACATCTCACTAGACTTTATTGTAGACGACAACCCCATTAAAGTAGATCATTACACACCAGGCACAAACATACCAATACTTGCTTCAAAGCATATTGCTGGTATAGACAAATTAGTTATTGTGCCACTTGCTTGGAACTTTTACACAGAAATAAAAAGCAAGTGTACGCAAAGTAGAACAGGCAAAGAAACTGTTTTCCTAAAATATTTCCCAGAGGTACAAATTGAAAAAGAACATATTAGTTAGAAGTTTATATAAAATTAAATCACCACAATGGTTTGCTGACAGAAGCAGTGAAGGTGACTTATACAGTCAATACATGGACATGAGCAAGATCAGTCTAGAAACATTTGAAAAGCATTTGGCGGGAGATTGGGAATATGTGTTCTTCAACAAAGAAGTAGAAAACATACAAGAAGTATTCAAAGACCATTTCTTTGAACTGTATGAACTGTGGAAGAAAGGACATAACATACTGTATTGTGGACCTGACAACTTTGTTAAAAAGCCAGTAGAAGTATTTGGCAAGTACGAAGACTTCATGATGTTTAACTACACAGACCCTAAGAGCAGTATTGAGCCAAACCATTACAACATACAACACGAACACTTCTTTAACGCAGATGTACGTTACTTTCCACAAAGCATGGATCAAGAGATTTGGAACATTGGATTAGAGATGGCACAGAATTGGGACTTTGATTGTTGGAACACAGAACAGTTTATACTTAATCACATGTTGTGGCAACAACCAAACAGAACACTAGAGAACACCATAGACCCAACAATGGCATATCAAGGCCACATGTTGTATCCTACTACATCACACAAGGATCTAGCAACAAGCGATAAATGGAATAACTGTGAGTTTGCTGATGCTAAAATAGTTCACATACATGGCAGTAGAAATGCTCCTGAAAAATTAAGTTTAATGAACGTTTGGAAGAAATACTATGGAATTTAAAGATTTAAAAATAGACAAAAGATATATTGCTACATATCAGTACGTTCACTTTGCTGATAAACCAGTTGATAAGAACGGCAAACGCAAAAAGCCAGAAGAGCGTGAAGTGTTTACAGTAGAGAAAACGTACAGTGGATATCCAAATGATATCGCATTATCAGTCAAATACTATATGGGCCACTATGGCGCCATACAAGGAAAACTAATAGGAGAAATAAATGAAGATACCAACGAAGAAGATCGCGTCTGGTCTTAACACAATGACAATGACAGGCATCAGTCTGTTATGGGGTCAAATGCTGGGATTACTTAATCCATGGTTCACATTACTAACTGTATTGTGTTTATTGATTGGAATGGGCAATGAAGTTATTCTTAAGAAGGAATCTTAGGAATCTTATGCCTGTACGTGAGGTTTATACCTTCATCAGTGTTTTCCCACCAAAACATAGTATTGAACCATGTTAACAGATGAGGATCTTTTTGTAATGTTTCTACTACTATCTTGCTTAGTTTTTCTCGTTTCTTAGTAGTAGGCTTATCTAGGTAGTCTGCCACAATGGCCATGAATACTACTTTGTAACCTTCATGTTCATCTTTAGTCATTTTCATTGTTAACATCCTCCACACTATTTAACCAGTCATGTAGTTTTTGCTGGTCCATGCCAGGAATATTAGGCTCTATGTGTGGTAATGTTGCTTCTAGAAACTTTCTGTAACCTGCTGTGGGGGGATTATCTACAAAATGGCCATTGATCCAAACCTTGCGTCTAGATCTTTTTGTTCTCATCGTATTGATCCATATATGTATTCTTTATTTTAACATAACCCATTTTACTATTGTTCCACCATGGTTCGCCACGATCATTAAGAACAACACCTCGTAGTGTTGGTCTAGCCCATTGGCCTTCATAGTAAGCATCACCATATATTCTATCGCGTCTTGCTACTGTGGCTGGATGTAAGCCTAACTCTAAGGCTATTTCACCTAATGTCATACCATACTTCTTTTCAAAATGTGTTTGTTTGCCACGTCTCTGCCATGGCGTGCCAAAACGTTTAACACGCATACGAATTGCTTCAGGGGTTGTTTCTTCCATCTCTGCGATTTCATTACAACTGATACCCCATGTTTCTTTAAAATCTGTTCTCTTCATGTAATATATTTATCGTCTTTGTGTTATTGTACATAAATTTAAGGTAATAATAACTGATCGCGATAAATAAATGTATGGATAAACTTACTAAAGAAGCACTAGGTCAAAAGATATCAAATAATCCAGAAAAAGGCTCATCACAATGGAAACGCAATGAAAGTATAATTGCTAAGACTCCACAGTTGCGTAGGATGAGAGATATCCAGCAAGGATTTAATCCTAGTAGCAGTATTAGTTCTGGTATACCAGATGAACAGTACAAATCAAATTACGACAAGATACAATGGAATAAAAGTGAAGATAAACCTAAACCCAAGTTCCGCGTAAAGATTAATGGTGTATACCAAGATGAAGAAACATAAACTAACAGGGCAGGGCGGTAAAGGTTCAGCAAGACGTAACAGCAATGAAAAAGCCTATGCTGACAACTGGGATGCCATATTTGGAAAGAACAAAGATCAAAAGTTAAAACAAAAGTCTGTAACAATACTTAATTGGGACGGCGATAAAGATGAAAAGGATAAACATGTTAACACAGAAAGCATTAGCAAACAAAAGACACAATAAGAAATTAAAGAGAAAAAACAAAAAGTATACAGGACCAAAGTATTCACGTTTAGAACAACTATTGATGGTAACACCATTATTAGCCAAAGGCGGCATTAAGTTGTTTGAAGAGTCACAATCAGATATGTCACATATCACAGGTGATACTTCAACTTCTTTCGTAGAATAGATAAATAGTCTTGTTATATATAACAAATACTATGGAGGCACATGGCTAAACCATTTGACGAATTCCAGTTCGTGCTATCAGCACATGAACTATACGCACGATATCAGGACGACTGGCGACTAGCCATTAAATCTTACTACGGTGGCCCAGAATACAGAATGGGCGAATACCTTAAGCAGTTTGATTCTGACAATAACACACCTAGCGAAGTTGTTAACACATATGATGTGGACGATAACGGTGTAACACAAGGGGCATACAGATCGTCTGTAACGCCTGTAAATACTTCACAAGAAGCAAATCAAGGACTCAGTTACGCAAGTAATTTCTATCAAGAGAAGTTATTGAACGTACCTGTGTTACCATACACTAGACTGTATGTACAAGAATACAATGCTATCTTAATGAAAAATACACCATATAGGGTATTGCCATTAACACCAGAAGTAGAAGAGTTCTCACAGAACTGTGATGGAGAGCAAAATTCATTGAACGAATTTTTCTCACATGTAGATGTAATGAGTACTATATTTGGTGTGTGTTGGATTAGTTGTATCAAACCAGTAGGCAGTGATTTACCACGTTGGAGATACCATACGCCATTAGATGTAACTAATTGGCAGTTCTCATACAACATGGCAGGCGACTTAGTTCTTAAGAAAATAGTAGTTAAAACAGCCTCTGAAGCAGAGTTTGATGTATATCAATATATAACACCAGAAAGCATAGACACATACTTCATTATAAAAGAAGGTGTGGATTCAGAAGAATTTGACATTGGCCAATACATAGACGTAGAAGAAATAGAAGAAGGCGACGGTCATTATGTAGTAAGACAAGAAAACGAATTAGGCTATGTGCCTTGTGTACCATTATATACAGGTACTAAAATACACAACGGTGTAGGACATAGTATTATATTTGATATAGCAGGAATACAAAAGAATATATATGCGGCATATGGAGACTTATATGCTGTACAAAGTTACGGTTCACATCCAGTAACAGTCGTTGACACTGAAACATCAGACTTAAACGATAACAGCATAGGTGCTGAACCTGGATCAGTGATAAGAGTTAATTCAAGCCTAGCGGGAGAACCCCAATATGTATTTGAATTTAGATCACCACCTCTAGACAGTATGATACAACTTAGAGAATATGTGAACCAGTTAATTGAAAAAATGAATCAGGTTGCTATGGTAAGATCAGATGAACTTATCAAAGCAAGTAGGAGTGGAGTTCAAATAGAAATGTTTGACAGCAAACTTGAAGCCATGATTAGACGTAAAGCCACAGCAATGGAAAACGTAGAATATAATCTATGGAAGATATGGTTTGATTGGATGGATAAGCCTTTGCCAGAAGACTTTAGTGTACAATACAATAAAACGTTTTCACAAAGAGGATTAGAACAAGAGATCAAAGAACTAGAAGGCATAATGGGTATGCTGGAAACATATAATAACAAGTTCGCAACTGGCGTAAAACAGTTCGTAGTAGAAGATTACCCCACACAGGAACAGGCAGAAGCAGTAGCAGAAAGCCTAGGGGGAAGTGGATCACACTCACATACTAGAGAAGACGGATTAATAACATACATGCCATTCAGTACCCATTTGGATTATGAATTAGCATTAGAAAAAGCAAACCCAGGAACTGACTTTGAAGAAGAAGATCCAGGATTTGAAAGAGATTTAAAAGAGAAGATAAGAGAAAGAATGAAAGCACTGATTAATCAGACTTACAGTTCTAACTCTTTATAATAACCAAAGTACGTTGCTTCTAACGACTAAAAGGAGATGATGATGGATAATACCAGCGATACAGGAGTGCTAACTGAAAACATAGCACCAGTAACAGATACTGAGGCATCACAAGATGTAAAATCTGAAGAAACGTCTACACAGACAGTTGAAACTACTAATAACAGTAATCAACCAGAATACAAAGACGGAAAGTGGTACTTGGACGAAAAGAGGTTTTATACAAGAGATGAAACCAATATGGTTGCCAAGCAGGCTGAAGACAGAGCACGTCAAAGCATAATGAAAGAACTTGATGTAGATGACTTAGGTCAAATCAAGACAGTAGTTAATGAATTACGAAGTGTTAACAGTGAAGAAGGACAGAGTCTTAACGTTAAAGCATTGAAAGATGCCGTACAAAAGAAAGAAGCAAGTCTAGAAGAACTACAAACGCAAGTAAAATCATTAAGAACTGAATTGGTACTTAAGGATCACATTGGTAAACTTAATAATGCTATGCCTAGCAATTGGACTAACGATCAAGGTCAAGCCGTAATCGACTTGATGAATGCTCGTAACATGATTGCTGTAGAAGGCGAGACGTTCGCACTAAGAGACGGTGATAGTTTCTTAACTGTTGACGGAGAAACACCAGACTATTCCGCGGCTGTAGAAAGGATTGGAAAACAGTTAAACTTTAGTTTTGGCAAGAAAGGAGTAGATGTTGCGTATGGTGAAACAGATACTGGCAATAATTCAAAACCAAAAGGTGTTGATGAAGCCAAACTTAAATCAGACGCAAGTTATCGTAGAGCGTACATGCAAATACGAGATTTTAACAAATCATTAACACGTGATCAAATCACAGATGGAATGATTAAAAAGAGAATGGGATAATCCCATTTCAACCATTACATAAAGGAGAACAATAATGGCAACAACAAGCACAAGTGTTCAACAGTTGTACGCAGACGTCGTAGCAGATCTTCAGGCATATTATGATGACGCGGTTTTACTACCAAATCAGGCATTTATCCTAAACTCATTCGACATGAGCAACTCAACAGGAAACACGTTAAGAATTCCGTTAACGAATTCATATACAAATGGAGCATCTGTATCAGAAGGCGCTTCAATCATCGCAGCCGCAGAAAGCGATTTAACACCAACAGCGGCAAACATTACACTAACTAAATTTGGTGTTGCTTCAGACGTATCTGAAGAATCACTAGAAGACGGTGGAGCAGGTGTTGTAAGACAAGCAGTATTAACTAGATTATCTAGAGGCTTAGCACAAGCAGTAGATTTAGACGGTTTTGCTAAATTAAAAGCAGGTATTACACAGGAAACTGGTGATGCTACTGGAGCCAACGCGGCATTCACAGAACATTTCGTTATGTCACCTGAGTGTTTAGCAAGTGCTTCTAAAAGAACACCAACAGTGGCTATGTGGTATAACCCTAACAAAGATTCACATGAATTTAGGGGAACAACTAGACACGGTTTCGTAGTACAAAGACCAGAATTTGGATGTAAAGTAACTGACAGAACAGATACGTTCACAGCACCAACAGCCAACTTAGACAACTACTTAAAAGCAGTTTCAACTTTAAGAAGTCAAAACGCACCTGAAATGGCAGACGGATCATTTATTGGTTTTGTCTCACCAAAAGAAGAATTCGCTATTGCTAAACAATTAGCAAGTATTGGTGATGCTTCAATTGGTTCACTAAGTGACATTGGTAACAGAGCGTTACTAAACGGTCTTATTGGACAAGCGGCTGGTATTACATTCTTTAGAAGTAATAACTTACCTGACGCATCGTAAGGAGATACTATGGCGTTTATTACTGATGGTGGAGGAAATGTTACTTCGTTTGCGGAGTATACAGATGTGCTACAAAAAGATCAACGTTTGCTAGAAGCAAATGAAATCGTTGTACCTGCTGAAAGTGGGTTCATTGATAAAACTGACTTCATAGAAGACATGTTGACCAAAAGCACAAATAGAATACTGTTAAAAATAAAGGCAAGTACATGGTGGCAGGGTTACAACAATTATGTTGGTAATTCTATCACTAATTTGAATGATATACCTAATGTAGATCCTAGTCTTGTAGACCCAGGAAATGCTTTAGGTAGACAACAACAATTCACTGACATGTGCGTGTACTATTGTTTGGCACAGTATTTGTTACCACTTATCGCAGACTTTGGAAATGAGGAAAGTCCTACATTCGCAAAGATCAATTACTATGACGCAAAGTTTACAGACATTTATAATGAACTGATAAGCATTGCTGATTGGTATGACTACGATAACAGGGGTACTGTAGACGCTGATGAAAAAGCAGTAACATATTTCCAAACTCGTAGAACTAGAAGAAGAGCAAGTGTGGTGAAAATTAGATAATGAGAGATACATTACTAACAGCCATAACAGCAAACGTTGCCTCGAGCAATGTTAGTGTAAGTTCAGAATTACCTTGGATACAGGGGGATGAACCCCTGTATTCAATTAATATGAAAAAGTTCTATCTAGACGAAGAGCAAATCAGTAAGACTGTATTCATAGAAACACTAGATGATGGTAAATTATATGAAACAGAAACAACCATGGAAGGATTCCTCGAAGTAGATGCTAAGAATCCGTTATCTGATATTGATACTGTCATATCAGGTATACTAGCCTCCAAAAGTGCGATCGCAGACACTACTATAGCAGAAAGCGGTTACACCACAGAGACAGAAAACGACAGGATTACCTACACTTTCGAGTTTAGGTTTATAACTTATTAAAGGAGAAGAATATGCCAGCACCAATTAACGTAAGTTCTGGGTCACAGGCTATTATCGCTTTAGGAAACGTAAGCACACAGGCAGATATCACAGGCGCCAATAACGCTCAGATATTACCTTACTTACAAGACATCACTATTAACAACAGTACTGGTGTGTTTAGATGGAAAACTCTAGACAGTACGGCTGAAAATGCCGCTACAACACCTGCTACAAATAGTATTTCAATGAATATTGTTGTCGATGAGACATCATTCTTTGGAGCCGCTAATGTTGAAAATAGTGTAGTAGCAGATGGAATATTTGGCACTTCTAAAAACAAAACTAGGGTTCACTTCCAAGTTGGTTTAGAAGGCGCAGATAGCACAGACGTAACCATTACTGGAGAAGGCTTTATCTCAGGATTAGCCCCAACAGTAAATATGGATTCACCTGTGTGGGTTACACCATTAACTATTGAAGTCGACGGCGATTATACTAAAGGCGCAGTTGCTTAAATATAATTAGTAAATGATACTACCCTACAATAACGTGGGGTAGTATTCTTATAGGAGAACAATATGGAACACAAATGGTTAAGATTATTCGTAGACGGTGAATGGACAGGTAGACAAGACCGCATGGTTAGAGTCAATGGTTCAGAACATTCTATAGATGATTTAGCAAAGCAACATGGTATTGATCTACCAGAAGGCAAAAAAACAAAAACAAAGGTAAATAGTAATGAAGGTATACGATACAAAGACGAATCAGGAGATGATTCAGACTCTGGAGACGGAGTTAGCGAAAGCACAGAATGAAATAAAGTGTTTACGCGGTGATGCTGATAAGGCATCAGGAAGAATAGCATTTTGTTTAAGTGTTATTCACAATTTAAAAACAAGAGATATAAAGGAGTAAGATATGAAGTTATCAGAACTATCCACAAAACCCAAACTAGTAGAAATTGTACTTGATGACGAGAAACTCGTTGAAAAGTATGGTGAACCACTACAGTTTTTCGTAAAAGACAAACTACCAATAGAAAAGTACACAGAGTTGGCCAGCATCAAAGGCGATGACATGAGTCAAATGTACATATTAATTAAAGATTTAATCCTAGATGAAGATGGCAATCCTGTAATTACAGATGAATCCACCTTACCTCTAGACGTAATGAATTCCGCATTAATGAAAGTTAGTGAATACTTGGGAAAGTAATAGAGGTCAACCTTCTAGATAAAAGGTTTACTAATCTTATACTGATAGTCGACACAATGGCAAGTAAATATAGTAAATTGCCAAGTGAAATTTTAAGAGATGCTACAACACAAGACTTGAGCATCCATATACACGCAGAAACACAACGTTCGCGTAATAGAGCAAAAGATAACAAAGGGGATGTTGCTAGTACATATACACAAAATGAAATACTAGAAGCATATAATAATATACAAAGATGACATTTAGAGTAAACAGCAGAATATTCAGAAGTGAACTTAAGAAGGTTAAACGTTATGTGAATAGCAGAAATCGTTTTCCTGAAGAAGTATTTGACGAATTTGTTGAAAATACTCCGCGTGATAAAGGCAATGCTAGAGATAATACCAAACTCAAAAAGGCTGTTCAAGGCTGGAAGATTGTAGGTGATTATCCTTATTCAGGTGTTATTGATAAAGGTAGGTACCCAAACCCACCTGCTAAAGGTACAGGTAAAACTGTAAATGGTTACAGTACTCAAGCACGTCAAGGTATTATTAAACCTACACTTAAATTTGCTAAAAAAGAATTTAAACGATTCCTCAGGAGAATAAGATAATGGCAATACCAATTAAAGCCGCTTTAGTTTTATCAACAAAAGCATTCAACGTAGCACTTAAGGCCAGTACAAAGGCTGTAGGTGTATTTGCTGGTGTGGCAAAAAGTGCCGCCATAGCAGTAACGGCAGTAGCAGGTGTGTTGACCGCAGTAGTATACAGACAAACCCAATTGATAGACAGCCTAGGTAAAACATCTAGTAAACTAGGTATAGGCGTTGAATTCTTACAAAAGTTTAGATTTGCCGCAGAACAAACAGGTGTTGGCACTGACACCGCAGATATGGCCTTACAGAGGTTTACACGTAGATTAGGTGAAGCACAAAAGGGCACAGGTGAATTATTACCAGCACTTAGAGACTTAGGCTTTACTCAAAATCAAATAGCAAAACTATCACCTGAAGAGGCATTGTTTGCTTTAGCAGATGCCTTAGAACAAGTAGAAAGTCCCACAGAAAGATTAGCATTAGCCTTTAAGGCGTTTGACAGTGAAGGTGCCGCTTTAATTAACACTATTGGCGGTGGTAAAGACGAACTATTAGAATTCTTTGGCATAGCAGAAGATCTAGGATTTATACTTAGTGGAGACGCAGTAAGAGGCGTTGAAAAGTTTAATGATACACTTAATGAATTATTCTTGATTATTGGTGGTGTTATAAATGGTGTTGTTGCCGCGTTGGCACCTACACTAGTTATACTCACTGAACAAATGAAAGACTTCTTTAAAGAAGTTCAAGATGCTGATGGTACATTCAATACATTAGCAAGAGAAATCAAAGACAGTTTAATAGTAGCATTTGACAGTTTCTTAGGAGGCCTAGAACGTGTAGTAAACTTTATGGCTGACCTAGGTAACGCCATTGTTAAATTAGGTAGAGCAGTACCAGGTCTAGATTTATTCCCAGTAGATGATGATTCAGCAGAAAGATATAAAGAAATTACAGATGCTGTAGATATATTACAAAGAGCACAAAGTAATCTAGATGATTCTTTGTTTTCATCTTTTAGGGAAGGTATAACGCCAGGAGATGTTACAAGTACAGCATTAGATGAATTAGATAAACTAGGTGTCATGACTGACAAAATTCGTGAAAAGATAGCGGATCTAGGTATTCTAGACACAGTAGGTAGGACGTTTGGATTTACTACAGATGACGCCGCAGAAATTATTGAAATGATGAAGAATGCTATTTCAGTAGGTTTATCATTAAGTGAAGACGAACTTGCTACATTCTTCCCATTTGGAACTGCTGACTTCAGTGGCTTAAGAGAAACTATTAGAAATGAAATAGGCAAAGGATTTACAGCAGGTATAAAAGACGCAGGTGATGATCCAGACACCGTAGAGCCTATACTAACTATGTTTGAAAAACTAGCAAATAAGTTTGCTGAAATTATGGAAACATCAACAGCAACAATAGGCAAAAGATTAAAAGATGCTGGTGTAGGACAGTTTACAAAAACTCTAGAAGATGGATTAATCAAAGCCGCAACAATGTTTGAAGATACATTAGCAGAAGCATTTGTTAATGGTAAAGCAGACTTCAGTGACTTAGCAGACTTTATAAAAGTTACACTAGCAAAAGCATTTATACAAAAATCAATAACAGGACCATTATTAGCATTATTTGGATTACCAGGATTTGATGGCGGTGGTTACACAGGTAATGGTGCTAGGGTTGGTGGTGTAGATGGTAAGGGTGGATTCCCAGCAATACTTCACCCCAATGAAACAGTAGTAGATCACGCAATGGGCCAAGGTGGAACAATGGGTGGCACCACAATAATTAACAATATCTCAGCAATAGACACTTTAGACTTTCAATCTCGCATTGCCCAGGATCCCACCTTTATATATGCTGTAACACAGGCAGGTGCTAGAAACATACCAGGGAGTAGATAATGAGTTTTCAAACAATTATAGATAACGCAACGTTCTTAACAATAAACAAACGTAAAACCACAGCAATGAGCGTGAGTAGAAGTGGACATGTTAAAACAGCAGAACGCCAACCAAGTATATACAGCATGACTGTAGGCACACACGAAGGATTAACATATAGCACAAATAGAGGCGTATTAGAAGACATAGATACCGCTGATAGAGTAACAGAAGCAAACGTTAGTCTAAACAACAACACTGGCATGAATTATGTAACACAATATCAAGGCAACATTAGTGGAGCACAACTCGACAACATTGTTATGGTAGGTGGAGATGGCAAAGAACTATATATCAATACCAGTAGTGTAACAGGTTCAGGACCACTATTTAAGAAAGGTGACTATATTCAGCCAGAAGGCAACACTAACATTTACAGGTATCCATATCAAGTCACTAGTGATGTAACATTTAGTGCGGCAAGTAATGTAACAATACCTGTACATAGACCTGTACTAGAGCAGTCAGGACAAGTTATAACAAGCGGTGGACTTAGAGTAGGCACAGAAGTACGTTTTCATGTTAAAGCAATTAGTTGTCCAACATATACTATTGTTCCGCATGACAGGATAGCATTTGATGGTAACTTTGAATTTGTGGAGATTATAACTTAATGGCAACAACTATTACAGAAGTACAAGGCGATAATATATCACCTATATCATTGATTGACTTACAAATAGGCGCAAACGTATACTATTTAAGTAGTAATTGGAAGCCTGTAACACATGATAGCAATAATTATACAGAACTAGGTGCTTTCTTAAGTGTATCTACTATAGACGATAACCTAAAATACAACGCAAATGATCTAAGTTTAACACTTAGTGGTATACCAAGTGGACAAGACTACATGCGTCAAATACTTGATAATCCAGTTAAAGGTGGTAACGTAACTGTAAAAAGAGGATTTGTTAACAGTACAACAATGGAACTTGAAAGTGGTGTATACACTAGATTTAAAGGTGTAATAACCAACTTCAAAATAGACGAAACAATAAACATCTTAAATAAACAGATGGACTATGCTGTAACAGTAACTCTAGCAAGTCAATTAACAGTATTAAGTGAAAAGATAACAGGACAAAGAACAAACCCAGAAGACCGTAAAAGACTGTTTCCAAGTGATAAGAGTTTTGATAGAGTACCAATACTTTACAATACACAATTTGACTTTGGTAAAGAATATAGTGCTAGTGGTGGATATGGTGGAGGCGGTGGTGGTCGTGGACGTGGTGGTGGTAACCGTAACCGTGACGCCTATAACATATACGAAAGATAACAAAGATATAAAGGATATAAAGATATGATAAAACAAGCAGACGTAACAGATTTCAAAAAGATTAAAAAGATGTTTATCAACTTTGCCAATAGTGCGCCAGTTGATTATTTACATAACCCTAACTACGACGATGATTATATAGATCAATTACTGTACAGTATTAGTAAGCAAGGTGTATTACTATTGGCAGAGCATGAAGGTAAACCAGCAGGTTTCTTTATTGCCGCACCAGCACCTGACATTTGGTTACCACAAATGCCAGCAGTATTAAGAGAAATGGCATGGTGGGTAGAACCAGAATACAGGGATGGTACTATAGGTGGCAAGTTGTTCTTAAAATATATCAGCATAGCAAAAGCAATGAAAGAAGTAGGAAAGATACAAGGTTACACAATGACACTAATGGATCAGTCACCTGATATCAAAATAGAAAAATATGGTTTTAGACCAATAGAGACAGTATATTACGCATGATAGGAGCATAAAATGGCAGTATTTACAGCAATAGCAACAGCAATAGTAGGAGCAGTAACAACAGCAGGAGCAATATTTGGTTCCACGTTGTTATTCAATGCGGTTGTGGGTGTTGTAGCGGCAGGACTTGCCTTTGGTACTGCTAAACTGTTAGGTGTATTTGATGTACCTGCCGTAGATTCTAGGGCAAATGGTACGAAAGTTCAGGTGCCTCCCGCCACGGATAATAAGATAGGGATCGCCTACGGTCGTAACTTTATGAGTGGACCTATCACAGATGTGGCTATAACAAATGGTAATGATACAATGAATTATTGTATTGCTCTAAGTGAAGTTGTAGATGGTGCGACGTACACGCTCAACCAAACGTTCTGGGGCGATAAGAAACTTGTATTTAATGGCGCGAATGTTACAACTTATACAGATTCAAATAGTACTACAACAGAAGATTGGAAAGATAAAATAAGAATAAGAGTTTATGCTGGTGGTACAGCGTCAGCAAATCAAATATTCCCAACATCAGGTGCCGTAGATGCCACCACAATGATGAGACATTGGACTAACACAACTGATTATAGCATGGAAGGATTAGTATTTGCTATGATTGAAGTAGATTATGATGCTGAAAATGGCTTAACAGGTTTAGGCGCAATGGCATTTGATATTACAAATAGTATACACAATCCTGGAGAAGTGTTATTTGATTACATGACTAATTCACGTTATGGAGCAGGTCTTTCTAACAGTGATATAGATATTACAAGTATACTAGGCACAGCAAATACACAAATGAAAGGTTATTGCGATGAACAAATAACTTATACACCTAACACAGGCGGTAGTACTACTATAGATAGGTATCAAATTAATGGGTATCTCAGTACATTTAATAGTTGTATGGATAATATTGATAGTATATGTAAGAATTCAGCAACATATTTTACATTTGATGGCAAACAAGGTAAGTTTAAAGCAGTACCTAATAGACCATACAGTACAACAGAACTAACAAATGCGTTTGTGTTAAATGACGACAACATAGTAAGCAAAATATCTTTATCAAGTACAGAATTATATCAACAATTAAATAGTGTAACAGTAGAATTTGCTGATAAAAACAGAAAAGACCAAACAAATACAGTAGTAATAGAAACAGCAAGTGGCGATAGAAACACAGGCGAGCCAGACAACAATTTAGATTACAGAGCAGAGTTAGTCAATAATAACATACACGCAGAACAACTAGGGAACATTGATCTAAATCAAAGTAGAAAAGGAATGGTAGTCGACCTAACCACTGACTTTAGTGGATTACAAATAGACGCAGGTGATGTAGTAAAACTTAACAACACAGACTATGGATTCACAGATAGATTATTCCGTGTCATGAAGAACACAGAAGCACTTGGACAAGATGGTATGATTAACTGTAATCTATTACTGTTAGAATATGATGATAGTATCTACGTAGAACCAACAATAATAGAAAGTGATGAAGAAGATGATGACAGTGAAATACCAAGTGAAGAAGAAGGTGTTATATTATTAAGAACACAATATGGTAACTGGTTTAGAAACGTTACACAAACAAGCACATCAGGTTCAGGTAGTGGTGCTAAGTTTATTGTTCATAACGCACCAAATAGTTCAACTTATGATGGTGTATATGTTCAGGCAGGCTATGCTGGCACAGGATATGCTAACGCAGATGTAGTCACAGTAGCAGGTAACACACTATTTGGTAGATCGCCAGAAAACGATTTAACATTCCAAGTAGCAGGTGTAAATGCCAGTGGTAATTTAAGTTTAGCACCAGGTAGCACACAAAACATTACAGGTAATAGTGCTGTAGGTAACATAGCCGCTAGAGGTAATGTAATTAGTGGAACCTCAATGGGCGACAAGGCGGCTGGCGGACAAGTTGGAGAGGATCCTTCCGCAAACGTAGATATCGTAGATAACACCGCAACATTTAGACAAATTATACCAACAGAAACAATTGACTTAACTGTTACAGAAAATGGTAGGTATGGCGTGAGATTTGATGCTTTACCAATTGGTCAAGTTCCACCTGGTGGGTTTGATGTTGGGCTAAAAATAGAAATAGATGTAGACTTTGCCAACAACAACACCATAAGCAATTTTGTTGGTTATCAATTACAGTGGCAAAACAATACCACACTTCTCAGTGGCACAAGAGTAAACACAGAGTTTGTGGTCACAGAACAAATGGTATTAGCACAAATAAGAGTATCAGGATATAACACTATGGCAAACGTAGGTGGTGCTCCTAATACAGTAGGATTTACAAACATGGAACTGGATATGTTTAAAATACAGAAAGCAGATCTCACTGATATAACGTGGGATTATGATCCATCAAGACAGATACCTTAAGGAGAATAAATGGACACTTGGATAGTATATTACAGCAATAACGGTAGGTTAGCAAAACACAATTACGTGGCATCAGAAGCCAAAGTTCGAATGTTCTGTGCTAGTAATCCTGGACTCACATACATGGCAGGCAGTTGTCATGCTGATAACTGTAAAGTAAATGTAAATGTAACACCGCATGTAGTAGAACACAATGTAAACATACCACCTGTAACTGCTTATATAAGAACCAAAAGAAACATATTCTTAAAGGATTGTGATTGGACAGTAGGTGTTGATTCTCCACTATCAGACAGTAAAAAAGCAGAATGGCAAACATACAGACAGCAATTACGTGACATCATGAGCACTTATGCTGACGAAACAGATCAAAACAACGTTGTTTGGCCTACACCTCCTGCTTAATTAGATAAATACATATTAAATTAAGCCTATAATGCCTCAGTGTTATAGGAATACCCTTCAGGAGTAGCATATTATGAGTGGAAGACTTTTATCCTTTTCTAAATATATTTCTAGTGCAGACAATGTTCAAGTATTAGAAGTATTCAAAGACACAGCATCAACATTTACATACAACTATGGTGTTGATATATCAAATTATACGTTTGAACTAAGTGCTCAAACATTAGTAGTGAATAGCATGGCGTATGACCGTGTAAGTGGCGAACCGTCATTCTCAGATTCAACTATTATAGGCAGTTTTGCCAACAGCGAAATAGCAAGTAGCAACATAAACAGATTAAGCAATGTCGCAGGAACAGTCAACATAACTATTCCAGGTAATTTATATACAGGTAACGTTTTACCAGACAGTAGAGGTGAAACACCTATTACTGTTGTAGGAGTAAGATGGACTAACACAGGCGTAACTCCAAATACTGTAGATGAACACAGATGGGCACTCATACATAGATACTCACCAGATTCAACTTTAGGAAAACCAAGCAGTTCAGCAGGCTTTGCCAATTTGGCAGTAACTTAAGGAGGCTAGCATGGCAATATCAAATGTCCAGGTAACAGCAAATACCTCCACTATAAGTGTAAACACATCTACTAATACAGTAAGTGTTACTTCAACGCCTACAACAGTAAGTGTAGGAACAGCAACGCAGGTTACAACAGCAGAAATCAGAAGTGCGTTAAGCAACGTAGCACCTATACTATATAATTCAGGAACAGGTGTGTTTAGTTTTGATAGCAGTAGTGTTTTTACAGGTAGAACAACAGACGACTTAGCACAAGGGTCAACAAACAAATATTTTACAACAACAGGAGCAACTGTAAACACAGATGCTTTACCACAAGGGTCAACAAACAAATATTTTACAACAACAGGCGCAACCATAAACACAGATGCTTTACCAGAAGGCTCAACAAATTTATATTTTACACCAGCAAGAACTAGAAGTAACATCAGTGTTGTAGACGGTGGCGGCATAGGTAATCTATCATATAGCAGTAATACAGGTGTTATCACATACAATGGACCTAGCGACTTAGAATTAAGAGACAAAATATCAGTCACTGATAATGGCGGTTTTGGTAGTTTAAGTTATAGTAATGCTACAGGTATTATTTCATTTACAGGAACAAGCACCTCAGACGTAAGAGGCAGTATAAGTGCTGGAGCAGGTGTTACATACAACAGTAGCACTGGTGTAATTAGTGCTCTAGGCTTAAACAGCACAACAAGTTCATTTGCCACAGAAGGTGTTATGGCCAATGTTCATGCTATATTCCCAACAGGTAGACAATATTCAGAAGCATATGACGTAGGTATCAGTTATGATAGTAGCACAGGTGGTTTTAGTGTAGCATATCCACAGAAAAGTTTCCATGCTAGATTTAAAAATACCGCAATAGATACAACTAGAGGACATGTTTTAGCAGTTGTAGGTTATGATGCTAGTAATGATATACCTATTGTTGATTATCTAGATACTACAAATGCTGGTAACAGCATAGTTGCCGGTGTTTATATGGAAAGCATAGGCACAGTTTCTAATAGTGC